CCCAGAGTTGTTGAGTTGTGCCGCCGCCAGAAAATTTTTGCCCGGCAAAGCCAAAAGATAGCTCACCGATCTTTGATGATTTAGACACCTTTGATCCGCGGGCTATCTTTTCAGCTGCTCGACCTCGACCGCTTGCTGTGCCGATAATTTTGTCCTGAGCAAATTCTGCTAAAGCGCCAGAGGCGGCTTTTGCTTGGACTGTAGCCTCGGCGTCCATTGCTTTAAACGCACCTAAGACGCGACGCAGATCAGCCTTGTCATAGGCAATCTCAACGCTGTCGCTCATTTTGCTTCTCCAATATCTCAAGCGCTGTGTATATCTGCTCCGCCGTATGCCACTCGCTCATTGCTATACCAGTCGCCAGTGCCAGCTCGACCAGTATGCGATTTACGCTTCCGGCGGCGTAGCTTTTGGGAGAACCTCACCGACAGTCACGTCTGCAACAGTTTCACACCAAATGTCAAAGCCCTTGATTGGCTTTCCACCAGCTTCGCGCTTCATTGCATTCCACGCAAGAAATAGAAGATCGGCAATTCCAATCTTGTTTTGTGCTTGTGAAATGGTTAGACCTGTCTTGTTTTCCCATTTCGCCCACTCTGGCGGTTGCGCGGTATATGTACCGAACTCGCCTGATGTGTACTCGATCGTGATTGGCAGTTTCATTGTGTGCTCCCGTTTCGATTGCTTCTAGCTGATTGTGAGGACTGGTGTTGAGGCGCAAAGCATTGCCCATGAGTCTGTTTGTGCGTCTGGTGCAGCGCCGCCAGCTGTAGGTGCTACTGGAAACACTGTACCTGCAAAGCTTGCACCTGTTGCAGACACAAGCGTAAAAGCTAAAGCTGTATTAGGTGCAGATGTGAACGCTGTCCACATTGCTTCAAATAGTGAGCTAGTTGCGCCCCAGTCTGCAAGTAATTCAATGTTAAGTGTCCACTGATCGTCAATGTGCTTGTAAGCCTTGCCGTCAAGTGTTTGATAGGTAGTAATAACTGGCGCATTTACTAGCGTGACCGCTGTTGTTTGTGCGTCATAATTCACTGTTGCGAGCGTAAAGGTTATATCGCGACCAGTGACGATTGTTGTTGGCATTTGCTTGTCTCCTTAGATTGTTTGCTGTGTGTAGTAAGTGCTGACCGCGAGATCCGCCACTAATAGGTTTGAAGCTCCTACAGATTGCACTGTCGGACGTTGTACGTCTCCGACTGTGTATCCCGCAGGCATTGCGCCCATAATCGCAATAATGAGCTGCTCAAGGTTATCGAGCGCGCCAGCTGTGTTGTTGTAGGCAACAGCGGCAGTCACGACAAAGTTAATTTTTACTCTGACTTGGCTTTTGCCAATAGTCGTAGTTTCAAGATAAGGCGCGTCTGGAACGATCACGCATGCTGGCGGAATGACAGCTTCTGGCGGTGATGAATAAACGGAAGCTGCTACGCCAGCCAGAGCTGTTGCAAGTGTGCCGCGGACGTTTGTGGCAATTGTTGTTGGCGTAGGCATTTACATGGCCATTGTTGAAACGTCGACGTAATTTCCTAAGAGCCCTATTACACGATTTTGGAGACTGCGGCCCATGCGAAATGGGCTAGGCGTAAAGTCAACGCCCTCGATCTGTCCGCCGGGCGCGACCACACTCTGGAATATCTCCACACTGACAATCGTGACCGCTTGTTCAACCGCGTCAGTGCTCGCATAAAGTGTGGCCGCGTTTGCCCCGGATAGGTAGGCCACGCCCGCAGGGATTACCGGGCGAAATGTAATGTCTGCATTTGTAACCGCGCAAGTAAAGTAGAAATAAGGCGCAGGATAAGCAAAAGGCAAATAAGGAAATGGATCATAATAATTTGAAGTCACTGTCTTTGTACCGTTAAAGGTTGACGGTACGCAGCCGCTAATTACGACACTTTGATCAGCCACAAATGAATTTGGTTTTTGTGTTATGTAATAAGCAACGTTATTTTGTAAATAAACAGCTGCAATTGCATTTTGATTTGCAGTAAGCAACGGCAAAATGACCTGTTCGGCCGAGTTTATAATTGAGTCGAGATAAGCGTCAGAATATAAGGAAACAGAGACGCCCAACACTGTGCGCAGTTGTGAAGCTGTGATAATGCTAGGCATCTCTGTCCTTTCGTGATCGACTGGCCTAGATACGGGAGCGCACCTAGGCCATGCTTATTTTTTAGGTTAGGTTAAAGCGACGTAGGCCACCGGCAAAGACGGCTTGAGCTGCAATGTAACCGTAGAGCATGATTTCGATTTCGCCTGTTGTTGGCACGTTTGTAGCCAATTGAAGCGCAGGAGACTCAAAAATCTCGATTGAGCGAGGCTCGATGATGAATGCTGACTCGTCGATTGAAGTTGCAACCATGTTTGGATCTACATAGTAATCAAGTCCAAGTACGTTTCCGCGAATGCTTGTTGGCATTGCAGATCCAGCGTTATTCATAGGATTTCCAGCGTTGTAGATTGGACGTCCTGTTGTATCGGTTGCTCCAAGTAAAGTGCTCCAGATAGAAGTGCCTGAAACAAATGATTTTGCTGTGCGCTTTGTTGCTGTGTATGCAGCTGGCGCTTCTGTTGAAACAAATGAAATCAAGCCAGCTGAGTCTGCCGCTGTTGCTGTTGCCTGTGTTCCGCCAGCTGTAATTTGTGCAATTACATATTGGTCAGTTGCTTGAGCGTAGCCGTCGCGTAAATTCTGGAGCATGATTTCATAAAAGCTCGGATCTGATCGGTCGAGGAGCTCGACTGAATAGCGTTGGAAGCCGGCCTTTTTGATAACTGTCGCATTTACATAGCTAGAAGTGATCGCGGTTGTACCAGTTGGATCTCCGCCTTCTGCCACTGTTGCAGCTGTTGAGTTAGCAGTAATTTTTGGAATAGACACTGTCATTCCGTATGTGCTCAATGGACGTGTTCCGCCGCAAGCGTCAATTACTGGACGATCAGCGTTTGTGTTTTGTGCAACGTCGCGAACGTAAGATACCGGCGAAAACGCTGGATTTGTTGTGAATGAGTCGTCCGCAGCCTTGATGTACTGGCGAGAGTCTTCATTGCCTAGCGTTGCCTTGATTGAATGCTCAAGGTATGAACCACCGCTAACAATTGGTGAACGTGGTGATGAGAAGTAGAGCGGACGAGAAGCCTCGACCTTTTCTACCTTGGAAGCCTCAACCGTTTCGGTTGACACTTCTGGAACGGTTGTAGGTGTTTCCACTTGCTTGTCTCCTTCTGTAGGTTGTTCATCTGTTTCCACTTCGGACTCAGAATTGTTGTTCTCACTAGCTGCGATCGCAACTTTTGCCGAAGCTATGGCTGGATCTGTGACTAATGAAACCTCTTTGAGCGCACTCGCGCTGACTACCAAAACGCCGTCAACGTTTTTGTATTTCTGTGCAATAACGCCGACGCTAAAACCGTCACGCAGACCAGTTGACGCTTCGACGAGCGCGTCAGATCCAGCAGTGGTGTTGCCGATAGAAAACGTCGCGTAAATTCCCTCGTCGTCCTCCTCGTAGCTTTTAAGAAAACCGATTGGCGCTTCGCGGCGGTGCTCAAGCAAAAGTTTTGTTGTATCGCTAAAAGTGATCGAACCTTTTTGAAACATAGTTGATCCAGAGCTAGTGACGCCTTCCTCATTCCACGTCACAATGCGACCAGACAATTCACGCTTTGGAAAATCCGCAGCTTCGACTTTAATTGAAAAGTCCATTTTAATTGGTTTTTGTATGCTGTAGGTCATCTGATCATTTCTTCCTCTAGTCGGATTTCATCTGAAGTTAAAGCGCCAATATCATAGAGAATTTTGTAAACGTCTGCGCGTTCTTTTGCAGATCCGCGCAAGTAATCATCTAAATCAAATTTAACTTCTTGACTTGCTGGCACAAAGTCATTTGGCATGCCAGTCATTGACAATCGCTCTTCGATCGCCGTCATAATCGGACGCAACGAAAAATCGAGCAAAGATTGCCGGGCCAAAGTTGCGTTGCTGTAAGTCATGCTCGATCCTGACTCAGCGTCAACGTAATAAGCCGGAATGCCTGTAACTCTGGCTAATTCAGTTGATACATAGGATCTGGCTTGATTTAGCTGTAATTTTTCGGGATCAAAACCAAGTGTCTGCAATTCAACGTCAGCATTTAAAAACGCTGTTGAGCGATTGCGGCGAGCTTGACCCCAAGACTCAAGCAATTTTGCAATGCGATCAGCTGGCAATGCTGTGCCGTTAGATTTCAAAACCATTGTTGGCACTGGCTCGCGCGCGTACATTGTCGCAGCGCGTTCTAATTCTGCACCAGCTTTAATTGTTCGTCCGGCACGATTTAAAATGCCCTCGTCAACGCCATAGAAAACTGCCAAGCTGCCCGGACCTTCGTAAGGCGCTGGAATTGAGTCGACGCAGTAATACTCGATCTCTGTGCCCATTGCATTTGTTTTTATTGTTACGCGCGTTGGATCTATGCGCTCAGCACTGCGAATGCGATATGTGTCTGCATAAATTTCTAAAATGCGCATGTAACCGTAGCCGTATAGCAATAAATCCTCTGCAAGCCATGCGTAAGTTGCAAAACCCGGCACACGTGGATCAGGTTGGTTAATACATTTTGGCGGTGTTTCAACGCGAGCACCGTCTTGCTTTGTGCGCACCTTAAGCGGAATGCTGGCCACACTGGACGAGATAATGTTGCGAGCGCGAGCGCACGTTGGCACTGACATAAATTCAACGCGTGAAGCTGTAATACCGGCAACGCCGTAGATATTGTAAAGCGAGCTAGTGACATTTACTGGAGCAAGTGAAGCCTCGATGTCAGAGGTCGCCGCTGGCGCTTGTGTTGTGACTGTGCGCGAAAATAGACCCATGTAGCAAAGTGTAAAGGTGGCCTATACACCTAGGCTGAGAAAATGTCGATCTCCATTTCAGGGCGTGTCGCAAAGTGAACCGCGAGAGCGCTGGCCACAGCTGCACAGACCGCAACGCTTGAGGCGCGCCGTCCGATAATCCAGCCGCCGTCGCCCATTGGTAATCTGACGGCCGATAGTATCTGCTTGGATAATTCTGCCTGTTTTCCATGCATAAGCCGCTTTGAGGTAATTGCTCCCAACAATTCGTCGCAGCTTTGGCCGTATAACGCGCCGTCAATGTCAATCACTGGAATGCCAGCGGGAGCTAGTCGAGCAGCTACGGCAGAGCTTGTCCTTTTGCTAAAAGCCACGTATTCAACAGGATATTTGCGAGCATAAGGCGCAATGTCATTGGCAATAGCTTTATCATCTAGCGAAATCGGATTGTGCCAAGTGTGGAGCAATTTAATAATAAAAGTGTCGTCAGGATTTTTCTGAGCTGCAACCAAAGCGCCGTCGCGTCGATCTGGCGAAAGATCAAGGCCAAACCAAGTGACCTTCTCGACGTCAAGCTCTACCTCAGCCCCTCCGCATTCATTCCATTCCTTTGCCGGTATTGCGCCGCTGATTGTGTTGACCCAGCGACAAAGTACCTCAGTCTGGACTACGTCGGCAGGATCATTTAACACCGCGCGGATATTGTCCTCATGGATAGTGTGGCCAAGTGCTGGATTACTTGCGACCCAGTTTTTTTCGTCGGTAATCTTGTCCGAATAGGCCGACCATTCAAAATAAGCAATGTCGTCCTCAGATCCAGCGGCACTTGCCTGTCCTCGATCTCGCAGCTGATTAAGGATCAAGCTGTGTTGATCGCCAGCATTTGAAAACGTCCAGAGCTGAGGATTTTTTGCAGCCATCATTGTGTATCGCATAGCAGACCAAGCCTCAGTGTCTTTAAGCTGACGCGTTTCGTCCATGTACACCGTCTCAGGCTTTGCAAAACCGCGAGCAGCTGCATTCGCCGCCTTGACGACATAACGCGCCCCGGACTTTAGCTCGATTTCCTCTGACCCATGAGCCCAGCGGATTTTCTTGACGTGTTTTGCCAAAGCTGGATTGCTCTCGATTAGGTTGACAATGTGTCGGAACGTTTCAAGTGAGGTTGTCAGTACGTGAGCACTGCCTAGCTGTAGCGGCTCATTCCATAAAAACATTCTGGCAAGAATGCTCATTTCCATAATTGTGCTTTTGCCGTTTTGGCGGGCTGCCACGATCACAACGACCGGGTGTTTCCAGCGACCGTCAGGCTTAATTTTCATAGAATGTTCAAAGACAAATTTCTGCCAAGGCATAAGCTCCACGCCTATTGACTCGGCAAAGTCGATCACTTCTAGGCCTCTGGACGGCAAATTGTTGAGCGCAGAATGAATTCTCGGCCGATCTGAGCCAATAAGACGCTTAGATTGCAGAGCAATTCCCTGATCATCTCTGCTCGCCTCTGGAACGACCTTGAGCGGCCTTGTGTGACCCTGTGCAGCCTTAGTCATGACTTGTGCTCTCTTGTTGCGGTGAAAACAGAAAAG